AAAATTTTTTCATCTGCAGATTCACCCTCAAGATTATCATTATCCCAAGTTGTTCTTGCATGGTCATCAGCAGCTTTAACTAAAGCTTGTGCTTCTGCTTTAGTTTTTTCAGTACCACTTCTGTTAGCTAACCAAAGTGCTCCTTTTTCATTGTTGCCAATAACCCAAACATCAATAGGACCAGAATCATTACGCCCACCATAGTTTCTTAAAAAAAAGTTTAATCTATCTTCGTGGGTAAAGAATCCTTTACCAGTGTTAGTGGCTGTACCATATATAAATAGTGCCATGTTTTTTATTCTCCTTATTAATTTTTAAATTAACTATCAGTTATAGTTTTTAAAGTTACTGCATCTGCTAATTCTTCTGTGTCACCCGCTTGAGAAGCAGATGGTGTTCTACCAGCAAATACTATAGCAGCTGTTGTACTTCCAGCACCACCATGCATATATCTAGCTGTCCCTAAAGAAACAGGTGAGTTTGTCCAACTAGATCCATCCCAAGTTTCATTATTAGTAAGTATATTAGGGCTATTAGGTGGATTTTGACCTCCAGCTATTAAACCTGCAGTTACTGATCCAAAATGATGATATGCGTCAGTTCTTATTGTATTAACATCTGCAACTTCAGTCCAGCTACTTCCATCCCATTGTTCAACTTTTCCTACACGAGTACCAGAACCTGGTTCTCCGCATATACCTAAGGCAGCGTCATAAACTCCTAATCCCATAGTTTCTTGTCTACCTTCATTTAAATCTCCAACTTCAGTCCAACTTGTACCATCCCAAGACTCAACATTTCCTACACGAGAAGGAAAAACTAAACCACCAACAACTAATCCTGCTGTTGCTATTCCTATTCCTGGAAACTGACCTCTTGCTGTATTTAAATCACCAACTTCAGTCCAACTACTTCCATCCCAACTTTCTGTTCTATTAACAGATCTTGTTGCTGGATAAGGTCCATCAACACCTCCTGTTTTTATTGCTGCAGTTTGCGTTCCAAAACCAGCTCCACTAAATTTTTTTGTATTTAAATCCCCTACTTCAGTCCAACTAGATCCATCATACTCTTCTGTTTGTGCTCTTCCTCCTGATGCATTTGGACCTACAGGTGGAGCATATCCACCAAAACCAATTGCTGCAGTAGCAGGTGCTGCACTAGCACCCATTATACCTTGTCTTGCTTTATTCATTGAAGGACCAGATGACCATGCCGTAAGACTTACTCCAACTTTAAAATCTTTTGCTGTATCACTATAAAAAATTTCTCCTTCTGTTGCAGTGCTCATACTTAAATCTGATGTAAGAAATTTAATTTTTTTTCCAAATGTTGCTCTATAATTTGCCATTATGATACGTCTATTGTTCTTGCTCCTACTGCTTTAGTCCATTCTTCTGTTGATGTTGTGGGACTTGCTCCAGGACCAGGTTCACCTGCAAAAGCTAAACCTAAACTTGTTGTTCCACATCCTGATAAATAATTTCTTCCTGCCGCTAAATCAGCTGATTCTGTCCATGAAGTTCCATTCCATTCTTCTGTTTTTCCAGTAAATGGTGCTCCACCAAAACCTATAGCTGCTGTTGAACTAGTTCCACCACCTCCAAGAGACCATCTACCTGAATTTAAATTAGCAGTTTCTGTCCAACTAGTTCCATCCCATGTTTCTGTTTCATTTTTTAAATTACCAGAAAGTGGTGATGTACCTCCTCCAAAAATTACACCATCAGTGTATGGAGATTGGTTAGATCCTCCAGCATATCCTCTAGCTGTATTTAAATCTCCTACTTCTGACCAAGAAGTTCCATTGTAAGATTCTACTACATCTGTTCCAGTTTCACCTGGAGATACAAAACCTCCAGCCATTAGTCCTGCAGTTTGACTTCCAAAATTACCATTATGACCTATTCTTCCAGTGTTTAAATCTCCTCCTGCAGTCCATGATGTTCCATCGTATTCTTCAGTGTTATTATAATAAGGTGGATGACCTCCAGCCGCTAAAGCAGCTGTTTGTGTTCCAATACCACTTGCATTATATCTACCAGTTGATAAATCACCAGACTCTGTCCATGAACTACCATCATATTCTTCTGTTTGTGATAAATTACCTGAATTAGGTTGACCTGGTTGATAACCTCCAATAGCTAAGCCAGCTGTCTGTGTTCCAGTTCCTCCACCATATCTTCGTGCTTGATTTAAATTTCCACCACTTGCCCACGAGCCAGCTAATAAAGGAGCTACTCTAAGTTTTTGAGTTGTAGTGTTATACCAAATTTCTCCTTCTTGAGGATTATCTGGATCACTAGAACGATGTCTAATGACAAAGCCATGATTAGTTTTGTAATTTGCCATTTACTATATTAATTATTCTGTAAGAGCCAACCTTGAGTACTATCTGTAAATACTAAAGTAAATGCTGCTCTTTCTGTTGCAACAGTTAAATCTTCAGTTGCACCTTGTATTTTTGATCCGTTTCTACCTACAGTTAAATTATTACTATCAAATGTGCCCGCATAATCAATTATAGAAACTGAATCTCCAATTGAAGGAGATGCAGGTAGTGTAACTGTAAATGCTGAACTTGTTGTATTTGCAAATACACCTTGACCAGCTGAAGCTGTATAGTTTGCTGTCTTAACTGCTTGCCATTGTGTACCGCCACCAATATAAGTTTTAATTCTAGAAGCTGCAACTTTTCTATTAGTTCCTCCAGCTCCGTTATCTACTATAAATAAGTCAGCATCAACTAAATCTTCACCAATATCTGTGCCACCATCTATATCTAAATTAGCTATAGAAAAAGCACCAGCTGCTGCACCAACATAAGTTTTAATATCTGATGCTGGTATAGTTTTCATAGTGCCACCATCATTAGTTACAATACCATCAGCATCTGCTAACGTTATTGAACCACCAACAGATGTATCACCATCTAATAAATTTAATTCAGTTGCAGTAGATGTAACACCATCTAGTATGTTTAATTCTGCTGCAGTAGATGTTACTGTTGTACTTCCTATTGATAAAGCATCTGTTTCTAACGTACCATCAACATCAACATCTCCAGATATATCTAAATTAGTAAATACTGAAGTACCTACAGCTGTAATTTTATCATTAAATGTTGCTGCACCTGCAGCTGACATATCAATAGTTAAAGCTGTAATGGCTGATCCACCATCATCACCTTTAATTATAAAATCTTTATCTTGTACACCTGTTGTAATTACAAAATCACTAGATGAATTTGTTAATGTAGCAATTGTTGTACCATCATCTTTAAAAAATACGTCACCACCATCTGCATCAAGAACTATATCTGTTGTTGCATCAAGAGTAATTGTAGATCCTGAATCTATCTCTGTAATTATTGGTGTAGTTAAAGTTTTATTTGTTAATGTTTGTGAAGCTGCTATACCTGCAATTGTATCAGTTGTTGCTGGTAAAGTTAAAGTTACATTACCAGAAAAAGCTGAGTGTGCAGGTGCTTGAATTTGTGCATAGTGAGCATTTGAAGATTCACAATAAAATCTTACAACTGATTGTGATCCCCTATTTTTAACATCAATAACACCACCTTCAAGTATTAATGCACCACCATCAGACATATCAAAAGTTGCAGCAGTAATATCTGAAGAACTATCTGTCCCTTTAAATATAATATCTGCATCACCAGCTGCTGCATCAATTGTAATATTACCTGATGTAGTTGTTAAATTAACTGCTGCATCACCAGCTGTTAAATCATCTGCTGCTGAAGATACACCAGCAGTAAAATATGTTTTCATTCTTGATGCAGTAGTTTTTCTATTTGTACCACCTGCACCATTATCAACTATAAATAAGTCAGCATCTACAATTGCTTCTCCAATATCTGTTGCACCATCTATATCAAGGTTTGTTAATGAGAATTCACCTGCAGAAGCACCCATATATGTTTTAATTCTTGAAGCAGTAGCTTTTCGCATTGTGCCACCAGCACCATCATCTATTAAAAATAAATCAGCGTCATCGATAGCACCACCTACGTCTGTTCCACCATCAAGATCAATGTCAGCTATATTTATAGATCCATCAGGAAATACTGGTGCTTGTGAAAATGTTACTACACCACCTGAAGAAATTGCAATAGCATCTGTATCAGATGTGTGACCTATATTAGTTCCATTAATAATTATATTATCAACTGTTAAAGTTGTAAGTGTACCAACAGAAGTAAGATTTGGCATTGCTGTAATCTCATCATCAAAGTATGCAGCTAAATCTGTAACTGCAACTTGAACCATAGTACCATTATCATTAAATACTACTCTATCTGCATCAGCTACTGTAGTAGATGTAGCGGATGTATCACCATCAATTATATTTAATTCTGTTGCTGTAGAAGTTACACCATCTAGTATATTAAGTTCTGCTGTTGTTGAAGTAACGCCATCCATTATGTTTAACTCTGCAGCTGTAGCACTTATAGCTGTACCATTATAATTAATAGCATCAACATATGCTGTACCATCAACATATAAATCTTTAAACTCAAGAGAGGAAGTTCCTAAGTCTATATCATTATCTGTAATAGGTACAATAGCACCATCTTGTATTCTTAACTGCTGTACAGCAGCTGATGATACTTCAACATAAAATTCTAAATGATTATTTGATGTATCAACTAATATTTTATTTAATGAATCTGCATCTCTAAGTGTGCTAACAGGTCCACCTTCACCTGCTGTTCCATCATGTGAGTGTCCTGTTGTTGCATGAAATGCAGCCAATACTTGGTTAAACTCATCATTAGAATGAGCTGCAAGTATAGTATCACCTGTAGTGAAACTTGACTGTCGTGCTGAATAGCCTGCCATTATCTTCTTCCTCCTGGGGTAAATTCTAATTGAAATCCTTTAACTGAAAATGAGTCTGCACTATTTTGATCATCTATTTGTAGTGCTACTGCAAATCCAGATCCTTCTACTGATTGTCTTACTAATGGAACACCTGATGCATCATATAATGAACTGCCATAAACTGCAGCTCCATATTGTCCAGCACCACCTACACTTGGTAGTGCAATCTTATCTGGTTGTGGACTATTTTGATCATCATAATTATATCTAAGAGCTAAGTTTGCATCAATAGATGTACCTTCACCTTCATAGTTTAAATTAACTCTTTGCATATATTTTCTAACACCTGGATCTCCCATTACCATATCAGGTGATCTGTACACTGCTTGAATAGTAGTTGTAGTTGCACCTGTAGCAAAAGTATTTCCTGTTTCCATTTTATAGATGAATCCATCATAACCACCAAACACTTGTGTTTCTACATTACTAATAAAATCTGAATCTGTGCAAGCTGGTTTAATACCAACCATATCTGCATATTCAAATCCAATTTGTCCTGTATTAGGATTATTTTTTAATACACCTATAATTCCTTTTGTTGATAGTTGACCAGTAGCTGTTACTGGATAAAATAATCTGTATTGTGATTTATTTCTAATAACTAAAGATGTTATTCTATCTAAACCTATATCATCAATTCTAGATTGTATTTGTCTAGAAATAGATCCTAGTTCAACGTCACCAATTCTTGCCGTACCTGCAATAGTTCTTAAACCATCAGGTGCTAAAAATATAACATCACCACCAATCTCCTGAATGCTACCACCATCTCTACATCCAATATTTCTTGTAACTTCTTGTACTGCAAAATCACTTTTTGTAGTTCCTGTTAATTTGTATATTCTATCTTGGCAAAATATAATTAATTCATTTCTAAATACTTTCATACCAACTACAGTAGAGTCAACTTTAAATGATCCTGCACCACTAGCTGATGTAAAATTATCTTCTTCAAATGGCACACTAAATATAACTTCTTGTGAATTAGTTGCACCAGCATAAAACATATGATTTTGAAATGCTTTTACAAACTTTGGATTGCTTGGGGCTGTACCACCACCTGTTGCATTTACAACATCAACTGCAAAACTAGAATTAATTATCTGTGCAGGTGAGTGTCCTGTTGCTATAATTAATTTATCAGTACCATTAAAATTAAATTTTTCAAAATCATAAGCTCTAGTTGCTGTTCCAAGTCCTGTAGTTAAACTTGTCCAACTACCACTAGTTGTGCCTCTGTGTATATCTCCACCTCTAGCTACAATAATTTGACCATTAAATATAATTGAACAATCTATTACTAGACTAGTTGTGCTTGATCCTTGTGGAACAATTGTAGTATTATATTGTGCTGTACCACTTACACGTCTGTATCCACCTTTTATATCAGGTTCAAAATTTTGTAATATAAGTGCTTCACCAGGTTGCATAGAAAACACATCTTTATTTAGTGTTAATCCTCCTGCACAACTTACTACAAATGGTGATATTAAATCTGTAGTTGGCATATTTATCTATCCGATATTACATTATATATTCTAACATCTGATCTCATATAATCAGCTTTAGTAGAATAATCTGTTTTTAATAATCTTAATTTTCTTT